CTATATTAACTATAGTTTCATATATAGGATGATTTAAATAATGAGAACCCTTTCCTCTATTTAAAATATTAGGTTCTAAATCATGTAAAGTAATATAGTCTCCGTCTCCAACCCATTTTAAATCTTCTTTTAATGGCCATATAACTTGACAATTCCATTTAGATTCTAAATGTTCTTCTTTATTTTCATATTCATATATAGAGAATATAACTCCCCCTTTAGGAGGATGCATGTTACTAATAAACCATTCTATAGTATCAAATGCATTTGATTTGTTTTCTTTCTTAATAGGACGATGACCATGATCTGGAATTAAAACGCAATATTTTTTAATATTTGGGAGTATATTATACTCTGTAAGATAATGTGCTTCCCATAAAACAGAACAAAGCTTATCCATAATTGGTGGATGAGCGTACATAGTTCTAATACAGAAACGAATAATGGTATCATGTTCGTCCGCTCTTTCGTCTGACTCACATCCCAAATATATAGTTTTATAATGTTTTAAATTCATATCAAAAGAAAATTAAATACGCTATGCCTCCAATTAAAATAAAGTCAGCGCATATACTCCATAGAATATAGCCTCTAAATAGCCACTTTCCGGCTGCTAATACTAAGGGGTTCTTCATCTTTACCCCCTATTAAATTATTAATGCTTATTACCATTTTATCCTCCTTTCTAATTTTTATACTCTTTAAGATACGGCGCTAGTTCAAATATGTCTTCATTATTAAATCTAGATATTAAACAAAAATCAATCCATTCCATCATACGCTTTTGTGTTTCTTTAACTTTTAAATAATCTTTTGATGGCTTAATACTATCTATATTATTAACTGCACTTACATGTAATTTATCACTTTTATAATAAGAATCATCGACTTTATAAAAACTTTTTAAACAATTACGAAATTTATCTAAACCTTCTTTTATATGATTAGGATTCAAGTAAAGAGGTGAACAATATTCTGGAAAAACTACTACATTAGAAAAAGCTATTCTAGGCACTCCTTTTATATCTTTAAAAAAATCTATTAAATCTACTAAGTTCATCCAATTATAAATTGAAACAGTTACAGTAGGAATAACTTCTCTGTTTTCCACTTCGCAATATCTTTCTATATTATTAATAGTCTTTTCGAAATTTCCTCCTCTAATCCAATCATAAAGTTCATAAGTTCCATCTATGCTAGCTTGTATATGTACTTCATCTATTTTGTGAAGAATATCTATAACGTGATCTGAGACTAGCTGAAAATTAGTACAAATCTCTACTCTACATTTAGGATTAGTTTCACCCAATAGTTTTAATATTTTTATATTATTTGGATCTGCAAATTGTTCTCCACCTTTTATAGTTAAATGCTGTAAATCAGGAATAATTTTTAAAATTTTATTGACATCGTGATCAGTCATTTTATAAATTTCAGTGTGGAATTTATGATTTTCATTTCTCCAATGCATACCCACATTAACAGCCCTTTGTTCGTAAGGTGCCCATTTAGAAGAATATTTACCAGAACATGTAACACACATTTGATTGCATATATTACTTGTTGTTATCTCTAAAAATCTGATAGGAATAGTTGTACTAACTATATCTTTTTCATATGTAGGGAAATCAAATCTATTATACGAATTAAATCTTGCTATTCGACCAGCATTATAATGTACTTTGCATACTTCGCATTGTTCCGGAAAATTTTGATTTTTAAAATCTATTCGTAATTTATTGTATAAATCTGAATTAAAAAAATCAGATACATCATCTATATCTTTTATGTGCCCTAATGCAACATTATCTCCGGCACAACATAAGACTAATTCTCCTATAGGATTTATAGTGATACCTGTTTCAGGTACCATACATTTCATTTCATTTATTTCCTATATTATATTTTGGACATAACTCCCATTTATCTTTATCTTTAAATGGAATAATTTTTATTTGTCTTAATGGTGCTAAGGGTTGTGCTATTTCTTTATTTTCTATAGTAAGCAGTCCCCAATCACTCATTAATATTGCTATTGTATTTCTACGAGCAATATCATTTTCTTCTAAATTTGATTTCTTGCCATCTAATAAAAAAAGCTCTTTAAAATGGACAATAAAATATCGCCCTTGCTTATGTAATATATGACATGACTGATATAGCTTATTGTCTTTTCTTGACGCTACACCGATGCGAGTTAGAGTTTCTCTAATTTTAAGGAAATCATCTGGCTCGTTGAGTACGACTTCCAGCATAGAGCTAGGAGTCCATTGTACTATATTATTTTCTTCCACCTTTGTAAACCTTCTGTTTCAATTCATTTAAATTTTCTTTTGTGAGAAGGGACAAGGCCTGTCGAGCTTTTTCATTGCTATAACCATAATACTCCTTGACTACTTCCACATCACTTTGGGTGTCAGGTTTAACCCATTTCGAAAATCTTCTTTTCTTTCTAACTATATTTATAAAAAAGTCAAATTGTAAACGATTGTCAAGGTGTGCATATTTGTTCATTTCATTGGCCATTAAGACTGTATCTTGAAAGTAAGATAGACTTCTATTAACCATAAAAGGAGCATATTTCTTTTCGGCAATATCGTCAATCATAATATCTTTTTTGCCGTAATTTATTTCATTTAAAAATTCAAATGGGCTCATCTTCTTTTTTCCTAAATTTAGTTTCACAATATCTGCATATTGCTTCACCACCAGGTGGGATAGTATAATATACTTTAGGATGATCATTCCATTCACCCATGCAAGATACTCTATCAGTATCAACGTATATTATTTTCCTAGTATCTTCATCCACCTTTATAACCTTCCCACCAATCTGGAGCGGAGCGTCCCCAATTCCATTTAGCAAAAGATTTTGCTTGATGGTAATAATTTCTATAAGCAGTTACTGCATCACCTTCAACTTTACACTCAGGATAATTATTCATCGCCTGCGCAAATTCAGTTAATCCTTCTCTTGGAATATTTTCAGGAGGAGCAGCTAATAACATTCCCATTTTTTGCCAAGTCGCGTGAGTTTTATTTCTACGAAAATTATATTCCATTGCCATACCGGCAAAATGAGAAAAATGCCAATTATAATTTTCTAAACTTGCCATTGTCCATACAGTACACGGATGATGTTGATGAACTGCAGTATAATACATTTCGTCTCTTATATCACCAAAAGCATAATATGTTTGAATAGTTTTTCCAGATTTAGATCTACGTTTTTCAGGGTTACCATCTAAAAGCCTATTAGCGGTACTAAGCATTTGAGCAGATTCTACAATCATTTTTGGAATATGTTTATCACACAGCATTTGAGCTGCAAGCATAGGGTCTTTGTCTAAAATAAATATGTTCATAATTTATTATACCACAGTTTGTTTAGAATGTAAACTAAATAATGTATTGTCCGCCATTAGCGGTTATTGTAGATCCAGTAATAAATCCAGAATCATACGAAGCTAGAAAGGTAACACATCTTGCTATCTCTTCAGGTTCTCCTAATCTTCCGACTGGAATCGTTGATTTTATTTTGTCTAAATGTACTATAGGTACAGCCTTAACCATATCTGTGTTAGTATATCCAGGACAAACTGCATTAACAGTTATACCTTTTGAGGCACCTTCTTGAGCTAAAGCTTTTGTAAATCCTATAGTGGCAGCTTTGGCAGTGGAATAATTAACTTGGCCTGCTTGACCTTTTTGTCCATTAATAGAAGATATATTAACAACTCTGCCATAATTTCTTTTTCTCATAAGTTCCCAAATAGGTTTTGTCATATTAAATAAACCGTTAATATTAATATCAATTACTTCATTCCATTTACTTTCAGACATTCTATGGAAAGAAGAATCTCTAGTAACTCCGGCATTATTAATTAATACTGATATTGGGCCTAAGTCTTTTTCAATTCTGTTAACTCCACCAAGACATTGTTCAGGACTTTCTATCAACCATTGATATACTGGAATGTCAGTTTCTTCTTTAAATTTTTCTGCAGTTTCAGTATCACTAGCATAATTAGCTGCTACTGTAAATCCTGCTTCTTTTAATCCTATACTTATTGCAGCACCGATTCCTCGAGTTCCACCTGTTACTAAAGCTACCATTATTCATATACCCTATTATGTGTGTCATTACAGCGAACAAAGGTTGTGCATTTACTTAAT